CTGAAGGATACTCGGCAAGCACTACAAACTCTCACTTTGTAATTACTTTCCCAGATTATGCAAACACCAATAGTTTTATGATTTGGGAATGGATTGGTGCTTACACACAAGAGGCTTCATCAACAATGCAAGTTGTTCAGGCTTCAGGTGCAAATTCAACATCCGCTGCAATTAGTTCAATACAAATTAAAGCTGATGCAGGTGGTGCATATACTTGGGATAATGGTACTTATGTATTATTTGGAGCAAACTAATGATAATTAAAGAACACAATGTTGAAACAAATGAAATTATTGAACGCGAAATGACGGCAAGCGAAATTGCACAAATAGAATCTGATATGTTGCAAACACAATTAGAGGCTGAAACATTTGCAATTAAAAAAGCCGAAAAAAATGCTTTGCTCGCAAAATTAGGCATAACTGCTGACGAAGCAAAATTGTTGTTATCATAAATAATTAACGAACCCACAACATCCCAACATCAGCCGTTGGCCGAAGATTAGATTTTTTCCAACCTTTTGTATTCCAATGCTTAGAGTTGGCAAGAACCCAAGCATTTAAATTAAAATCTTTTAAGTCATACCAAGTTTTAGGTTCTTGGCAATGGTGTTCAATAAATTGTGGTCCAACTTCGGTATAACTCATATCCATCAAATACTGCAATTGCAGATCGTGTTCATCAATAGTGGCATCGGTCCACTCAAAGGCAATTGTTCCCACCTTGGAACTCAAACCTTTGAAAACTGACCATTCAGCGCCTTCAACATCAATTTTGACTAAATCAGGAATCCCATAAACCTCACATAATGTGTTCAGAGTGATGGTTGAAACCTCACACTGCCTGTAAGATTTTCCTTGGTATGGCATACCATCTTTGGTAAGCCAATCAATGTTCAAAGTTGATAAACCATCTTCTTCAGCTTCATAGAACTTCAAGCGCTCATTGTCTGCATCACTTACCGCCATCTTCAACGGAATCACATTTGGGTTGTATATGAAGTTTTGCACCAACTCACCAAATACCCGTGGGGCTGGTTCAAGAGCAATCACACGGTAACCTTTGGCCAATGCAGCAAGAGTAAAATCCCCACGGTTGGCACCAATATCAAAGCAAAGCATCTAATTTTTCCAAATTGTAGGCAACTGCATCCTTGTAGATTTGATGGGTGTTGATCTTGGCCAAAACACGCAGGCCATCAATGGATTCATCCTTACGGCCTATCCACCAGGCAGCAATGTAGCGTTGAAATAACAAGCAATATGAGCCGTAGTAACCGACCTTTTCGGATAAATCATCAATAGGTTCATTTGCCCATCCTTGGCCTAATACTGCAAATGTGTATGCCTCTTGCCAACTGCCAGCCTTTTCATAATATTGAGACAATTTAAAATAGGCTTCAGGGCGTGTATCGTCATAGGCCAAGGCTTGAAATAAGCAATTACTTACTGAATATTCCCTGCCTTGCTGATCTTCAAAGCATTGAGCCATCCTAATCAGCGAAATGTATGCCTTAGCGCTGGCCTCACCGCTATATTCTGCGCATCTTAAATAGAAAGATACGGCGCTGGCGGTTTGATTCAGAGCTAAATATTCTTCAGCCAAATCAAAGTTTAATTCAGAGTTAAATGGGTCATTTGATAGCCTAATTACTAACTTTTCAATGTTCATACTGCAACCCTTCAATAATCAAATCTTCAACCACTAGCTTTGGAACCTGCACAACAAAGGCAGCGTTATCTTGAAAGCCAAAGGAAATAAGCAAATCTTCGCCGTATTTAGCAGCGCCAACGGCAAACTCAACCTGGGCATCAAGGAAACTAAACGGCTTGGACATACCAGCAAAATTAAACTGTTCATCCCACATTACTAAGCGGTGGCGATAAATAGCATCCTTTTGATCTAAATAGTTTTTAAACAAATCAACTTCGTGGGTAATGCAGATATACATACTGCCCCACTTGATAACCTGCGAACCGCCTCGTTGATCTGTAGGTGGCGTAATTGAATGGCGCACAAAAACCTGTTCAGTTTCTTGGCTTGATGGGTGTGAATACACAAGTTCAGTTGGCAAAGTCCACTTTACAAATGTATATGGCTTATCTGCTACTGGCATCCAATTCTTTTCGCAATATGAATCATCAGGGGCTGGAGCTGAAATACGCTTACGGAATACTTCACGCACTTCCCACTTATCTTTATCAATGGCAATTTCAGTGTATTCCATACGCCCAACGCCATTGGTTGTTGTATCGCGCCTGACACCAATAAGGAAATACTTGCTTTCCCATTGAACAATTCGAGCATCCTCAAGGCCGACAAATTCCCAAATTGGCTGGTGCAAAGATTGCATCTGAACACGGGTAAAATCAGTTATAGTTAATTTGCTATCAAGGCGGCAAAGATAGTTTTCAGTTACCAGCCGTTGATCTTTCTCAGGGTGCAGGTAACTTAGCGGTCCAAACCTGCTAGAAAACCTTTGCTTGTTTTCAGCGTGGTACAGAGTGTAATTGACATGGCGCAAATTGACTAAAATATCCCCATCATCATCAATGAAAATGGATGGATTCATTAGGCCAGTGCCTGATGTTAGGCCGTTGGGTATAACAATTGGTGCTAGTCTGCCCCCGTTGGCTACCGCTTTTTGAACTAGGTTCATGGGTGATAAGTTACACTATATTTTGAACAAAATTGGGGGAAATAATGGAATGGATTATTCTTTGGGCAGTCGGTGCCTTTGTCATTCTTGCTTTTAATCACGGGGCGCACAAGAAATGAATCGTGGCGAAGTATTAGATGAGGCCAAGCGCCTGACATACGGTGATCGCAATGTTTCCTACGATGAACCACGCATTAACCATAAGCGCATTGGCGTTTTACTTGGCATTGTTTTAGAACGATATGTTGAAACTGCGCAACCTGGCGATGCAGTTCCACCCGAAGTTGCAGCTTTATGTATGGCAGCAATGAAACTTGCACGATTATCTGCAATGCCAACGCATCTTGATAGCGCAATAGACTTGGCCGCCTATGCCGCGATTTGTGCCGAACTTGCAACACATATAGATTAACTCTTAGGCGCGAAATCGCCCCCATAACGAAACCGCCACCTGCAGCCGTTCCTGCAAGTGGCGGTTTCGTGCTTTTAATTACAATTTGTTCACATAATCACGCAACGCGTTAATGATGATTGCAGTTGCAGTTGTGCCTTCGTTTCGTGCTTTTTCTAAAGCTAGTTGCCACAAATCGGCATCAACTCGAATTGATCTTAGTGGTGTCATATTGAAGTCCATCCGCTTGGTATGTAATCAGGGTTATCTGCAACCCATTGTTTGTGAGTTTGTGCAATTACTTTGTTATTGGGGTCGTGGGTTGGTTTGCCACAATCAGGGCAAATTTCCAACCCAATGTGCTGGTAAATGTGCTTGCAGGTCACAACACCACGCACTCACTCATTGAACCCCAGCACCAGCCAAGAAACTCAGCACTCGGTGCATCAATGCCAACCCACCAAAGGTTTGCAGCAACTTGCCAAATGACAATCAGGCCAACTGCAATTGCAACTGCTCGTACACGCTTGCCACGCTTTGTAATCATTCTTGAGTTCCATCCTCTCTATATCCTGTTTCTGCGTTCCATAATGGTCCATATTTTGCATCTGCTCTATCTATTGCATCTTGATAATCTTCAGCATAGACACGAACTATTTTTTCAGAAATAATTGTTACTCGGTACCAATGCTTTTTTGCCATCTTAACGCTCCAATTCTTCAATGTGAGCAATAGTCAGAGCAGAGTTCACAATTGCCCTGCGAAGTGATTGCTTCATTTCATCAAAATCGCTTGATTCGCTTGCTTCGTTAAGATCACGGCTAATTTGATACATAGTATCTGCAATATCAATTACCAAAGATTTCATAGCACCCATTTTAGTTATTCTCCAAATTCGCTAGGTATGCCTCAAAGCAAGGCAGGCATAGGTTGACTTTCATAACTGATTCAAATGTTTCTTTACAGGCATTGCACTTGCAGGTGTAGTTAGTTGAAAACATTTATGCACCTGCCTTTGCAGTTAATAGTTCATCAATAATTGAATTTAGATCGCTTACACAATGATTAAAAACTGCACCAAATGTTTTAGTTGCTGGAACAAAATAACCAATTTCTAACCCAAAAGATGCACCGTATAAACGAACCTGCCATTTTCCGTTTTTGCATTGCTTAATTGTGTATCGTGTAATGACACGCTCGTTTTGAATAAGAGCTACGCCATCTGCAGTTTCTTGAATTGTGTAACCACCAGTTGTTGATAACATTACATTGCCCCCTTCATAAGTGCCACAACTTCATCAACCGTAATTTGTCCGTTCTTAATTTGCGCGTACAAAGTGCGACCAAAATAACGGTCATTTACATAACGGAACATTGTGTGAAAAGTGTTAAATGTAAAACCTGTTCCGTTGTGAACATCTGTCATAAACTGATCAAGATTAACTTTTGTTGTAGTCATTATGCACCTACTCTGTATGTGTAGTTGTGTTCAGTAATTTTGTGAAAAACAACATCGCGCATAACTGAAGCCTTAATTGCTCCACCTGTAAATGTTTTCCAACCACAAGAACATTCAACATCCCAAGCATTGTGAACAAAACCTTTGTTATTGCGCATTTTTGAACCATCATTAAAAACTGCAAACCACTTGATTGTTACTTTTGTATCTGTTGCATTTAGCTTCATTTTGAACCCCGTTCTTGGGAGCCGTTCCCCCAATAAGAAAACCTTAACATCTGTATATACAGATGAGCAACATTTGACCGCAAATTGCCAAAAATGTTGATAACGATTTGATAACGGCTTTTGGGCGTGTTAGGGTCGGCTAAAGGCGTGGAAACTCGAAGAAATTGGGGAATTGCTAGGGTTTCCACGCCTTACCCCTACACTTACCCTATGACGACGCTAATAGCCTTTCAGGGGCCTGATTTTGCCATTCTAGGGGCAGACTCTCAGGTGACCGATGGGGATAAGCGCATCATCTCGCCCAGCACGCCCAAGATTGTGAAGCTGAAGAAGTATCTTTTGGCAGTTAGCGGTGATTGCAGGCCAGGGGATATTTTGACCTACAACTGGACACCGCCAGCCTTTGATGGCACCAACCCAGTTACCTTTATGGGCAGAAAAATCATCCCAAGCATTATTGCGGCATTTAAGTTGCAGGGATTTGATTACACCAAAGAAGGAATCAG